CTATATATCCAGTATGGTAATGGGGCTTCGAGCTGAATGCCATAATACATCTATCCTGATGGCGCATTATACCGTACCTGGTTGCAACATGGAATCCGGTCAGACTTCATTCTTTACAAATTTTGAACCGGTTATTCCGAGAGAAGCATTGGAAGCTGCTGGCTATGAAGCAGTGCTTCTGGGACACATACATAGACCACAGCAGATCAACGGATTGCATAACGTGTATTACTCTGGCGCTATTAATGCCATGAATTTTAATGATGAGCATCAGAACAGAGGATTTTATATTCATGAGTTCATGGGTGGGGAGATGACATCATCTCAGTTCTGTGGAACACCTTATCGCAGATTCAAAACCATAGATTGGGACACGAATCAGGTAAGTGATTATATCGGAAACAGGGATGCATATGCATTGGTTACGAATATCAGCAGGGATATTTCAGACATGATTGTAAGAGTGAAATATAGTTGCACCAGTGAACAGAAAAAACTGTTGAATATCCCGTTACTGCAAAAGGATTTGTATGATTGGGGAGCCTTTTATGTGTCGGATATTGAGGCAGAAAATGCTATTGATGTTACGAACAGAGGATTACTATCAGAGGAAAGCGACCCGACTTTAAATCTCAAGAAGTATCTGGAAGAAAAATGCTTCAAGAATCCGGATAAGATCGTAGAACTGGCAGAACCGATTATTGCGGAAGCGATGAAACAGAGTACAACTGCAGAGATACACGGAGTATTCCGACCGATTTCAATAGCTGTCCGCAATTACAGAAATTATAAAGAAGAAAGATTTGATTTTGCTGATATATCTTTCTGTACGATCAACGGTGTAAATGGAGCAGGAAAGAGCAGCTTATTCATGGATGCGATTGTTGACTGTCTGTTTGAAGAAACTCGAGAGGGAGACAACAAGGCGTGGATCCGCGGTACAGAAGATGCAAGAAGCGGTTCTATAGAATTTGTATTTGACATTGGAGATAAGAGATTCAGGGTCGTACGTACCAGAACTAAGTCAGGAAAACCGACGTTGAACCTATCTCAGTATGAAGAAAATGAATGGCGAAACATTTCAAAGGAGCGAATTGCTGATACTCAGGCAGAGATAGAGAAGCTTTAATCATGCAGGATCAGTACGGATTATTCTTGCAGGCTAAAAAGGACGAACGTATGGCAATACTTGCGAAACTGCTTGGTCTTGGAATCTATGGAGTTATGGAACTGGATTCAAAAAAGAAACTCTCCGAACAGAGAAAAGAGCTGGCCTCGAAAAAAGAAGCTGTCCGAATCAAAATGGATTTTATCAAATCCAAAGGAGATCCGGAATCTGAATTGCAGAAAGCAGAGGAAGATATTCATCAGCTTAATAAAGAGATTGAGGATTTAAGCGATACTCAAGGACAGTTACTGAATAAACATGCTCAGATTGCAAAAGCAGAGCAGGAGTGCCGCAAAGCTTCGGAAGAATTGGATGATTGTCATAAGAGACGCAGCTCCATTTCAGATGAAATCTCAAGTAAGACGCAGATTTTAGAAAACTGTAATGTCGCATTGGAATCAGCGAATGAGGTCAGAAAAAAAGCCGCCGAATATAAACAGTTGTCCGAACAGATTATAGAGCTGGAGAAAGACGTTCTTAATCATGACAACGCAAAAAGAAATCTTGCCGGGTATAATGCTGACATCCAGAATTGCCAGAATATCATAAACGATGCAAAGCGTCGAAATAACGACATTGCGAATCTTATTGAACAGCTTAAAGCAGAACTTCCGGATAATTTGGAAGAAAAACTGACGGAGCTGGCTCAGGTGAGGACACAATGCGAGAAATTACAGGAAAAAAGATATCTGACTTCTGTTGCGGAGCAGGAACTGCAACAGATAAGAGCAACGTATTCTCAGCGTATATCAGAAGCAGAGAACAGGCGGAAATATCGGTTGGACAGAATTTCCGAGATAAGACAGCAGGAGGAATTTATGAAGAATTCCGGTTGCCCTGATATAGATGGAGCAAGCTGCAGGTTTCTCGCAAAAGCAATCGATGATGTAAAGAGTTTACCAGAAGAAGCAGACCATCTGGAAAAATGCGAGGAAGAAATAGCAGCATTGAAGATCAAACGAGACGAAGAAATATCCAAAAAACAGGATGAAATTTGTGTTATCGGATATGATGCTGAAAGATTAGATCTTTTGACAACAAAAGCAAGTGCGCTTGTGAAATATGAAAACTTGAAAAAGGATGCCGAGAAAAAGAAACTTGAAATCGCCCGTTTAGAGACAGAAAAGAACACCAACAGTAAAACGATAGGGCAGTATGAAGAAATCCTCTTAGAGCTCAATATAAAGGCCCAGAAAGCAACTGATATTGTTGATATGTTATCTGATTCCGTTATTAAGTACGATAATGCTGTATGTAAAAGAAATTCGGTGGCACATTTTGCGGACCAGGAAAAGGAACTTCCGGTGTATGAAGAGAGAAAGCAGCATATTGATAAGAGACTTACTGAATTATATCAGGAGCGGAGCAAGGAAGATGCCAATGAACTTGTTTTATATAACAATCTTCGTGAAGCGGAAATAAAATTGGAAAAATTAAGAAAAGATATTGAAGGCAGTGAAGCTCTCGAAGAAGTTGAGAGAAGATTAAAATCTGCAAAAGAAACTCTGGAAAAAGCACAGATTCAAAAAGGCGTACTGACACAGAGAGTTGAAGATGTTGAGGCGATGCGTTCTGAAATAGCTCTTTTGAATAAAGGTATTGCTGTTGCAGCTGAGAAAGCTGATTGCTACGAGGCTTTAAAACAGGCATTTTCACAGGATGGCGTTCCGCATCAGATCATCCGAAATATTATTCCTCACATTACTGATACTGCAAACAATATCCTTGGATCTATGACAGGCGGAACTATGGGAGTGGAATTTGTGATGGAACGTACCGTCAAAGGTAAAGACGGTGACAGAGCTACCCTGGACGTACTGATCAATGAGTACGGAAAGACAACTCTCCCATATGCTTCGAAATCCGGAGGGGAAAAGGTAAAGGCTTCACTTGCTATTATCCTTGCATTGTCTGAGATTAAAGCAACGTCCGCAGGTATCCAGCTCGGAATGCTGTTTATAGACGAACCTCCATTTCTCGACGATGATGGAACTCAGGCCTATGTAGATGCTCTGGAAACAATCAGACAGAGGTATCCAGATGTGAAAATTATGGCAATAACCCATGATGATGCTATGAAAGCTCGATTCAATCAGTCTGTAACCGTAATTAAAACAGAAGACGGCTCTAAGGTCATTTACTAAGGAGGCGTCTATGGGAAAAAGATACTATTGGCTTAAGCTGCCGGATGATTTCTTCCGGCAGAAGCCGATCAAAAAACTCCGCAGAATTGCCGGAGGCGATACATACACAATTATCTATCTCAAGATGTTACTGGTATCTCTGAAAAATGAGGGAAAACTCTTCTTCGATGGAGTAGAAGAGAACTTTACAGAAGAGATTGCACTTGAACTTGATGAAGAAGAGGAAAACGTAAAAGTCACAGTCCAGTTTCTTATGGCTCAGGGACTCCTGCAACTGATAGACGAAAGCGAATATGAGCTTACAGAGTGTTCCAGAATGGTGGGATCTGAAAGCGCAAGTGCTGAAAGAATGAGACGTCTTAGAGATAAAAAAACGTCACAATGTGACATTGGTGTGACGCGACAGTTACACCTCAGTGACGTAGAGAAAGAGATAGAGATAGATAAAGATAAAGAGATAGAGAATAAATACATTTGCCCGGAGGTGAACTCCGGACAGCCGCAACCGAAGGTGGAGATAGAGCCAGTTGCGGAGAACAGGACGAAGGTGGAGATAGAGCCATCCTGTTCAAAGGCTGAGTTGAAGGTAGAGACAGAGCCAGCTCAGGCAGATGTATTTATCAAACTGCCGTTGATCAATGGGGATGATTACCTGGTGACAAAAGAATATGTCAAAGAGCTTAAAGAATTATATCCGGCAGTTGATGTTGAACAGGCATTGCATAATATGCGTGGATGGCTTGATTCTAATCCCAGAAACAAAAAGACTCCGAGGGGAATCAAACGATTTATTACAGGTTGGATATCCAGAGAGCAGGACAAAGCACCTCGCGTGCCGGATAAGCCAAAGCCTGTTTCTCAAAACCGCTTTAATAATTTTCACCAGAGAGATTATGACTTTGCAGAGTATGAAAGGCAGTTGTTGAAACGTGAATGAAGAAAAGGTTACAGGGACCGAAAAAGAGTTTTTGGATGTGTTCAGGCAGCTCTGCATCAGCAGGAGTTCGTGGCAGGTGTGGGCGGATCTTATGGCGGCAATGGCATGTACACTTGCAAATGCAGTAGATAAGTCATTGTCGAGACATACGGCAAGGGAAAAAGAGTATGCAGAGTGCATCAAACGCCTTGGAGGAGTGGAGAAGCCGGCCAAGTGCTTTGCGATTGTAGTTGAAGCACTGGAACGCAATCCAGATCAGGATTTCCTTGGGAGGTTATACATGAGCCTCGAACTGGGAAATCACTGGAAAGGCCAGTTTTTCACACCGTATGATGTCTGCAGATGCATGGCAGAGTTGACGATACATGACAATATGCAGAAACTGCAGAACAAAGAATGGGTATCTGTTAACGATCCTGCCTGCGGAGCCGGAGCAACACTTATAGCAGCGGCGAATACATTTCGCCGGAAAGGGTTTAATTACCAGACTCAAGTGCTGTTTGTTGCAAATGATATTGACCGGGTAACTGCACAAATGTGTTTTATACAGTTGTCGCTTCTTGGCTGTCCAGGATATGTAGCAGTTGCAAACACACTATCAAATCCAGTAGCAGGCAATACACTTATGCCAGAGGAAAGACCTGAACAGGAATTTTGGTATACACCGTTTTATTTCAGGCCAGAGTGGAATATGAGAAGACAACTTCAAATTCTTAGACACAGACAACGACGGCCCACATTATTTGGAAGAGCACCGGAACAGATAACATTTCATTTTGATTTCGAGAAAGGAGAATACAAATGTCAGAACAGTTAAAACAGGAAGTGGACACTGCTGAAATCGACCGTTTAGAGACGGAAACGGACGTGGACAGTAAAACGATAGGGCAGGACGAAACAGAACTGCCAGAGAGCAAATTAGAGGACGAGAGCGGCAATGAAGTGAAAGCAGAGGATACTGTGTATTTGGGGAAAGCTTCACTTGCTGAGATTCTTACAGGAATGGCGGATCCAACAGAAGAGGAAATTAGAGCTGCAGAAATTGAGAATGCAAAGCCGGTAAAGCAGAAGGCTAAAGAAAAACTGGAAGCTGAAAAGAAAAAAGCAACCCAGAAGAATTTTGCTGAGTCGATCATTGCTTATCTGTTGAAAAGATGCGAAGAGGATCAGGGGCTTGCTGAAGATGTGATGCAGGAGGGAAAGACCTGGAACAAGTGCTTTAACTATATTGTTGAACAGGCCAGGAAGCAGTCGAATGGCAGAAGTACAGCAGTTGAAGACCGAGTTGTGTATGAATGGGCCGAAGACTATTACCACAAAGAGGAGAAACCTGAATCTGTCCAAAAAGAAAATGATAAAAAAACAACCGAGAAAAAGGCTAAATCAACAAAGAAAGTTGCTAAAAAAGAAGAAAAATGCTCAAAAGATAAGAAAAACACACAGAGTACACCTGAAAACAACCAGAAAACTGAAAAGGCTGAGAAAAAAGAAAAGCCAAAGAAAAAAGAAGCAGCTAAGAAACCAGACAAACCATCTATGGATGGTCAGATGTCCCTGTTTGATCTTCTGTAGGAGGCGCGGAAATGGATAAAAGGAAATTATCGAAAATACCACGGGAAACGGCTTCTGATGAAATGCTCAAGTTTGCTGAAAGAGCAACAGGTACACATATTGTTACATGCACAGAAATTGAGAAAGATCTTCTGATGCTGATGTTTTATCCGGTTAAGGGTCTGAAAAAAGGAAAACGTGGAGCACGAATCCGAACATTTTTTTCAAAGACTGACTATATAACACAAGACCTGTCTGTGAGCAAAGTGAAATGGTTGACTGCGGCACTTGACAGAATGGACTGCATTGGCGAGTTCTATGAATATCATTACGATTGGGATACGGAAAAAAGAACATATATTCCTAAAATGTTCTTCTGGACTGATGGCGATCTTGAAAGAGAGAAAAACTTTTTTAAAGAGTGGGCTTATGAGAATGATGAATTGGAGTGGACTGCGGTAAATCGTTTTCAGGAAATGATCAAACAACAACGGTTGGATGAAAAACACGCTAAAGAGACAAATCCTATCGACAAAGTAATGGAAACAGTTAAAGAAGTGCCGGAAAGCTTCAAGAAATGGACATCAGAAAAAGCAATGTCATTTAGTAGATATCTGGTTTATTCAGCAAATTCTAAAAAGACAGCAGTAGTGCATTGTACACATTGTAAAGGTACCACGATAGTAGATCGAACCAAGATTCGCCTTAGAAATAACGAAAAGGGAACCTGCCCGCTTTGTGGAAGTCAGGTCACTATTAAGGCAAAAGGGAGAATGCCAAGAATTTGCGACGAGAGAACGGTATCTTTCATTGAACCAAGAGAAGATGGCTTTTTGTGGAGATATTTCAGAATAAGAAGATGGATAGGAGATAAAGGGACTGATGTACAAGATCATTTATATGAGATTGTGAGAACATTTTATAAGTTTGCTCCAGACGGAACTCCCTGCACTAATAGCTATGAATGGCGTGAGTATAAACAGAGCGGACATATACGATGGTGCCCGAATGAGGGATTTATAAATTATATGGATTGTATCTTATATCCTGATAATCTTCCAGAAGCATGGAAGAAAACACCGATGAAATATTCGGCACTGGAAATCCTGTCAAAAAACAAACCGACGACACAAATTTATTATCCGAAAGCTGTTCAGAAATATAAAGATTTTCCACAGCTTGAATGGTTTATAAAAATGGGACTATATAATCTGGCGTTATATCTGATCAATGATGTGTATGGTCATGCGTTTGTAAATCGTGATTTCCATAGAACCAGAGGAATTTACCAAAAAGGAAAGACGATATTTGAAATCTTAGGGCTCACAAAAGAAAATACCAGAATATTACAGAAGCTGGATGGAGATATAGATGAGCTGAGACTATTGCAGGAAGCGCAGGACTCAGGATACAACTTAAAAGCAGATGAATTGGAACGGTTTTATAAGATATTTGGATGCAACACGACACTGATAAGAAAAGAAAACCGGAAAGCCAGCATTCATAAGATCTGCAGGTACATAGAACGTGAAGGTACAGAATACAGAGTAGGAGGCCAAGGAAATTGCTGGCAATATTCTTATATGCGCCATAAGGAAAGACCGGACGTCAGAGAAGAGAGAATTCAAAACTGCGCAAAGGACTGGTTGGACTATCTGAACTGGTGCAAAGAACTGAAATACGACCTCAACAATATGTTCTTCTATTTTCCGAAGAATTTCAAGAAAGTTCATGATCGGACAGCGGCTGAATATCAGGCATTACAGGATAAAAAAGCAGCAGAAAAGAAACGTCGGGAAGAAGAACGGATAAAGCGAGAGGCTGAGGTCATGAAAAAACTTCTGGAGGAAATGCTCAAAGAGAATGCCGGCATAGATAACGCTTTCCTGATAAAAGGAAAAGGATTGATATTGAGAGTTCCAAAAGATGCACAAGAGATCAGAAAAGAAGGAGCTGCTCTTCACCATTGTGTTGGAACCTATGTTGATCGAGTAGCCAAAGGTCAGACTCACATCTTCTTTGTACGCAGAGTGGAAGAACCTGATACGCCATATTTCACAATGGAATATAACAAAGGACGAGTGATCCAGTGCAGGGGCAGTCACAACTGTGGGATGCCGGCATCGGTAAAAGCTTTCGTAGCTGCATTTGAGAAGCTGATGAAAGAACGGGAAGAAAAGATGGAAAGGAAGTGTGGGTAATGGCGAAGCAGATTATCAGAAGCATCAGAAAAGGTTCTGTGCAGTGGAATGAAGAGGACAGACTGCAGATGGTTTCCATGCTGGCGAAAGCAGGATATGCGGTTCAGATCGTAAGAAAAGAGATTCCAAGCAGTGAAACTAGAAAGACAACGCAGTATGAATATGTGATCGAATATGGAGAGAAGGTGGAGTAATGAAAGCTATGAAGCCTATTTTCAGAACAAAACAGTATATCAAATACGGATTCGTAAAGATGGAACATGAGTATTGCTGTTGTCCTAAGTGCCGGAACATATTAAATGCAGGTCCGAATTATCAGCCAGAATTTTGCGACAGATGCGGACAGGCACTTGATTTCTCAAATACAGAATGGGAAGAGGATAAACGGCTTGGATTTTTAAAGCCGGAAGCAGTATAGAAAGGAGAAACAGGATGGCTAAGAAAAGCTATAAGAGAACGATGGATGAAAATAAAATCCATGAAAAAGCAGTGAAAATGAGAAAGAAGACAGATGAACAGCTAGTTCATTATGTGGAAGACAGAGTGGAGAAAGCCAGAAGCGAAGGGTTCAACGAAGGCAAGGCTTTAGCTAAAAATACAACAAAGGAGTTTATTGTATTGCTTCAGCAGAATAAGATTCCGGGAATCGGAGCAGTAACGATCAATAAGCTGGTGAAAGTGGCAGGTGAGCATGGATACTTATAATCGTTCAATCAGAGGGCTTAAAAGCAGATCAAACGGCGAATATTTTGAAAGAATGATTATTGCAGCTTCCCGGTTCTATGAGGACCGGGGGATAGCTGTTATAGATAAAACCCCTGAAGCTTTTAAAGTGATAAAGCCGTATAACAGAGACAGAGGCCAGTTCATATGTTGTTTTACACAACAGGCTCAACCGGATTTTAAAGGCGCCCTGATGGACTCTACAATGGTTCTGTTTGATGCGAAACATACAGATAAAGGCCAGATCAGTCGGAATGTTGTGACAGAAGAGCAGGAGAAATGCTTTGAACGTTACATGAATATGGGGGCAATGTGCTTCTTGGTAATATCCCTCGAATTCGAGGAGTTTTACAGGGTTCCATGGATCGTATTCAGAGACATGAAAAAAATCTACGGACATAAGTATATGAATCGTGAGGAACTGGCGCCTTATAGAGTTAAATATAACAACGGAGTTGTGAAATATCTGGACGGGATAACACTCCGGGAAAGGAACGAAGATGAAAGTACAGAAGTATGAGATTTCCAGAACTATTGATAAATTGAAAAGCATTGTGCAGAAGAACGACCAGTTTCCGGCATTAGGAGGCGTTCTGGTAAAGGACGGGTATTTAATCGCATCAAATACAGAAATGACCATGCAGCTCAAATTAGAGGCCTCTAAAGGCAGTTGTTTCATCATTCCTATGAAAGCCTTTGATGTAATTAAAAATCTTCCGGATGGCGAAGTGATTATTGATGCAGACGGCAAAAACATTGTTACGATCAAGACAAAAGCTATAAAGAATAAATACCAGAGCTATCCTCCGGAAGAATTCAGTTTTGATATTACAGAAGATCTGGATGCCCCAGAAGTTGTGATCAATGGCAAGAGGATGATGGAGGCAATTGGACATGTTATCTATGCAGCTGCAGACAGCAGTTCTGCAACACAGATGATGGGTGTGTACTTTGAAGGTGGAGAAAACAAGATTAAGTTGGTCGCACTTGACGGACATGTCGTAGCAGTTGATTCGATACCGACTGACGGTACCGCAGATATGAAGCTGATAGTGCCTAAAACAGTGGCAAAGAAGCTTGTGTCAATGGGAATTATTGATGATGTTGCTGTTACATATACAAAAAATAGAGCGGTATTCAAATCAAAAGAATATACCATTTACACGAGGTTAATAGAGGGTAAGTATTTTGATTACAATAGATTTTTCATGGCGGGAAAGATGAAAACTTATGTTTCCAGACCGGAATTAGTTGCGGCAATGACCAGAGCAAAGATGTGTACGGAAGAAAAGAAACCTGCAGTCTTCGAAATGAACGAAGATCAGTTAAATATTCGCATTGCCGACAGACTTACGGATTATCAGGAAGAGGTGAAGCTTCAGGATCCGCTTCCTGAACCATTGAAAATTGGCTTCGATTCGAAGCTGGTTCTTGAAACACTGAAAGCATTCACTTGTGAAAATATAGCCATGAATTTCTCAGGACCTAAGATGCCGGCAGTTGTTG